AACGGCGTGAACTGCACTGAAATAAAGTAAATTGTTAACGGTTTGTTCATGATTTTTATTTCCGTTTATGATACTATAATATTGCAAGGGAAAGTCCCTTGTACAACAAACTGAATGTGCACCAATTTGTAAAGGAGTAATGTACATGAAAATTCGCATTCCGTATGTAGTCATTACGGCGGTTGAAGGCCGTACCGTGAATGACTATTGTTTTGTTGACACTACCAGCCGTCGAACCCTTGCGCAGTTCGTATTTGACCAGACGTGCGCAAAGGTGATTCACACGGAGCAGAAAGCACACACTTTTGACACGGCCTATACGGAAGTGGGGCCGGAAACGGTTTTCACTGAGGTTTGCAAGGCGTCGGGCGCTAACAAGGCGTGGGATGACCTCACCGAAAAGTTCATCGACGTTCCGGCAGAAAGTGAGGGCGGTAGCAATGTCTGATACTTGCCCTAATTCCTGCCCCGCCACCACCAATGTTTCGCACGTTATGCTGTACGAAGATGCCGCGCAGAACATTTATGGTATTGTGTACGACAAGGATGGTAATGTTCTGAACGTGGTGTCCGGTGTTGGCAAACTCGACCCCCTGCCCATTAACGCGTTTGAGGAAGCCGCGCGGCGCGGGTTCCCGTACTCCCCGCAGTGGAACCCCTGCAACCATGACGGAAAGACCATGGAACAGATTGTGGCAGAGCTGGAAGCCCAGCGGCACCACATTGCTACTATCTTCACCAATCAGTTGCCGACCGCCCTCTATCCCACCAACGGCGATTCTACTGCAAAACAGTTCCTGTTGCGCTGGATTTTCTGAGGGGGTGACCGTATGCAGGATATCAATAACAAGCTGGCTGAAATCGTGGAGTTGCTGAAAGACATTAGCAAAACTGTGCTTTCCATGATGGTAACGCAGAACGCAATCAACGCCAAGCTGGACACCGTCAATAACAAACTGGATGACCTCATCCGCAAATAACAAAGGAGAACTTATATGGCTATCATGAAAAAGACTGTTGACGCCGCCCCGGAGTACCGGAACGACCGCCCCACTCTGAACTTGACCGGTGCGACCATTCAGGCCGCGTTTCAGTTGAGCGACGCTTGCGTTGTGTTCACCCTGAACATTCCCGGCGCGTCCTTGCGCGGTATGCGTATGGTGGAGAAGAAAACCGGCGGTTACTTCATCAGCACCCCGCAGGACAAAGGCAAGGATGGGCAGTACCATGACCGTTTTTTGGTGTACCTGTCCGAAGAGGATGAACAGCGCGTTATCAGCGCGGTTCTTAACCACTTTTCCGGCACGGGCGAAAAGCGGGACTTTAAGACCCGTTATGAGGTGTAACAGAATATGAGCAAGCGGAACGAAACGCCGCTTGACCTTTACACGGGCGGCGGCTGGATTAACATTCCGGCTGTCGCCCGTTTGGGTTGTTGGTGTAACATCCTAATAGGTAAACGTCAAGTTGGTAAAACCTATGGCACACTTAAATATATGTTGGAGAACAACATACATTTTCTGTATCTACGACGCACCACAACGGAGTTTGACGCAATCACGTCTGACCCCGACTTGAACCCCTTTTTACCTTTGAAAAATGAAGGGTTTGACGCGGATGTTGTGAAAAATGGTAAAGTCACATACACGATAGGAAAGTTCGAGTATGAGGACGGCAAACCAAAGCAGTGTTTAGAAAAGTATGGAATTGGTATGACGCTTCCAAGTATCGCAAACATTCGCGGCTTTAACGGTTCTCAATTTGAGGACGTTGTTTTCGATGAATTCATCCCAGAACGAATTGTGATGAAGCGCAAAGCAGAGGGCGACGCCCTGCTAAACGCTTATGTTACTATCAACGGCAACCGCGAATTGGAAGGGCGTCCACCTCTTAGAATTTGGTTACTTGCAAACGCATTTGATATTGCGTCCCCCATTCTTGTTGAATTGGGTGTGGTGGATGAAATTGCAAAACTTGCCCGAACGGATAAAGAATGGACCGCAACCAAGTCTGGAATTTTCATCGGCATGCCGAAAAGTACCGCAGTATCAACAAAGCGTGCCAACACGGCGTTTATGCGGCACATGATGAAAAACCCGGATAGCAAGTTTTATCAGATGGCAATGGAGAACAAGTTTGCATATAACAATCTTGAACAAATCCGACCTATGAACTTGCGCGGCATGAAACCGGAATTTCAGGTTGCCGGGTTGTTTTGCTACCAATACGACGGAAACCACTATTATTTGTGCCAGTCCCCGCACCAGTCCCGCGAAATATACCCGGACACCAGCGCAGGGAAGCAGGCGTTTCGGCTTGCCCATCCTTATTTCCAAACCATGCTTGTTTTGAATCAAGTGTGGGTTTCCGACGTTCCTACCCTGATAAAGATAAAACAATATCTTGACATTCAGGATTGAATACGTTATTATAATAAGTAGCGGGGGACCCCGAAAGCAAAGCGCCCCGGAAGGGCGTGGGGTTGCATTCTTTGCTTGCATACCCCCGCATTTTAAGAAATGAGGTGAACAAACTTGCTCACATTTTCATACAGTGCGGATAAAGAGAAAAACATATCCGCTCACTTTAAGGTAAAAGAGTTCCACAGCAGAAAAGACCCCGCCGACCTTGTGAAGGTTGACGAACGGTTGATTGCACTGCTGGAAAATATCAGGAACCATACCGGCAAACCTGTTGTCATTAACAGCGGCTACCGGAGCGCGGCATACAATGCGACAATCAAAGGTGCGGTCTCTAACTCCCAGCATGTGCAGGGCAAGGCCGCAGATATCAGGATTGCGGGTGTTCCCCCCGCCAAGGTTGCCGAAATCGCCGAATGCTATTTAGGCAGTTCCGGCGGCATCGGTGTCTATTCGACTTTCACCCACATTGACGTGCGCAAGTCGTGCGCACGCTGGAAAGGAGCGTATTAACAATGGCACTTACTTTGAATGATGTTCTGACCCTTGGCAAGATGGGCTTCACAAAAACTGACATTGCCGCACTGATGGGCGCACAGCCTGCAACCCCGGTGCAGACCACCCCGCCCTCTGTTGCAACGCAGTCTGCCGCGATTGCTACCCCTGCCCCTGTCCCTGCTACCGCCATTCCGGCGGCACAGACCAGTGCACCCGCCGCGCCGGATTATGGCGCACTGGTTGCTGGTCTGGCTGACCTTTCTGCCAAGGTTTCCGCGCTTTCCGTTCCGTCTGCTGGTGTTGTTGGGTCCGTTGCCCCTGAAACCAGTATTGAAGATATCATTTTGAGCGCCTACCAGCCCAAACAGGCCGACGCACCCGCGCCGGATTTCATGAAAGGAGTGAACACCTAATATGGCAAATCCCAATATTCCCGCCAAAGCGGGTATGAGCGTTTTCCGACCGCAGGACATTTACACCCTTGCCAACGCACTGGTGAAGGAAGTTACCGGCCAGACCCCGGCAATCACTGCTGTTGACACAAGTTCTTTTGTCAACGTTGGGCAGATGTGTTTGGACCAGAGCAAAGAGGGCACGTTGCAGGCCCTTTCTAATATGATTGCCCGCACTATAATTGCGGTGCGTCCCTACTCTGGCCGCTTCACCAGCATTGAAGCAAGTTCGCAGGAATGGGGCCTGCTCATTCGCAAAATCGCGTTTTTCAGCGGCGATTTTGACGAAACGAAGTTTATTAACACGGTTCAGAACCCCGAAACTCTGAGGGACGGTAACAGCGTGGACATGTACAGAATCAAAAAGCGGTACCCGCTTGAGATGTTCTATACCGGTGAAAGCGCTCTGAACCAGCGGTACACCACGTTCCGGGAACAGCTGAAAACTGCTTTCCAGAGCGAAAGCGAATTTTCTGAATTTCTGAACGGCATGATGGTGGAAATTGGCAACGACGTTGCACGATGGAAAACCGCTGAAAACCGTGCCGTTGTCATGAACTTCATTGGCAGTCTGTTCAACACGGGCAAGGCAGGCCAGAAGGTCAACCTTACGGAGCAGTTTAACGCGGCCCGTGATACCAATTATACCACCCGCGAACTCCTTACCACCCATTTGCAGGAGTTTTTGTCGTTCTTTGTGTCCTATCTGGAAACGCTGACTGGCCTGCTTGAGGAATCCAGTGAACTGTACCACCTGACACCGGCCTGTACCGATGACAGCGGCAACGTTCTGCATCTGTTCCGGCACACTCCCAAGAGCGAACAGAAGTTGCTCCTGTATCAGCCCCTCATTAACGACGCTAAGGCGTGGGTTTATCCCGCTATTTTCGGCCCTGGTTACCTGAGCTTTGGCAACTATGAGGGTGTGCAGTTCTGGCAGAACATCAACAACCGTTCTGCCGTATCGGTCACCCCCGCTCAGTTCGACGTGAACACCGCAAAACAGGTTATGGGCAAGGTCGTCAATCTGGATTACGTTGTCGGCCTGCTGTATGACCGCCGTGCACTGGCTACTGCCTACCGGCAGGACAGCGTCTATACTACCCCGTTCAACATTTCGGGTGAATACTACAACACGGAACATCATTGGAAGATGAACTATATGCAGGACCCGACCGAAAACGCCGTGCTTTTCTACATGGCTGACCCGGTTGTGGGTCCGTAACAAGCCGATAAGGCCCGACCGTAAAAGGCCGGGCCTTATTTTATAGAAAGGAAGGTGTTATATATGGCACGCGGCGAATTTCAGGGTGCAGTCCCGGAACCTACGGTGACACACGGCTATCATTTCCACTTTGGAAACGTTGACAAGAAAATCAACAGCACAAAAATTTTTGGTTATGATGTACTGAAAGACGAAGAACGGTGTGACTTTAAAAAAGTAACAAGCATGGAGCGCCCTGTTATTTTTGTGAACCTTAACAGCCTGAATATCTCCCCGCAATGGAATTACTGCCATTGTGAGGAAACGGAAAGTTATTATTGGGTTCGTGATATTTCGATTGGTGTATATGGGCGGGGTTCTGCAAACATCTGGCAATTTGCATTGGAGCTTGACCCGCTGGCAACCTACCGGAGCACCATTTTAAAAACCAAAGCGTTTATCGAATACGGATTTAACAGCGATGCCAGCGGCGCACAGTATCGTTTGCAGGATTCCAGACAAGCAGTTGCCCAGCGTCCCACGGTTGCAACGGTCACCGCAGATATCACTGATGGCAAACTTTCGGCAACCGATGGATTTTATGTGCTGTCGGCTGTTGGCAAAGAGGGCCTGCTGTCTTATAAAGTGGACGCATTGAGCATGGAATTACTTTTGAAAACGGTTTCCACCGCATGGGAAGTGGAAACAAAAGCCTTTGTCCGGTGGGAGCTGGCATTGCCTGAGTTTATGAATAAACTTGTATTTGGCGATACTGCAACAAGCTGTATCAGGTCCTGTATCTGGCTTCCTTTAAAAGACCCCGGCGGCGGTGGGCGCGGTGATAAAGAAATCACGTTGGGTCAATTCAGCACCGGTATCATCAAACCGGTTGTTTCGATGGACAAAAACGTGTGTGTGCATACGGACATTGCAATTCCGTGGCCTGCCGCAGACTGGAAACGCCTGAATTGCCAAATTCAGTTGTATATCCCTATGGTGGGCGTTATCGGTATTCCCGTTGACCAGTGCAACAACGCCGCAACGGTTGGCGTTGATTGGTGTTTGACGTATATTGACGGCAGTGTCACTATCCGTGTGACCGCTGGCAACTACTGCTGTTACGTCGGTTCCACCAACATTTCCAGCGTGTACGGTATCGGCACATCTAACATTGACCCCGTGAAAGCGGTTTCCGGCTCTATTTCTGCCGTCGGTTCCGCGCTACAGTTTGGTGGGGGTGTTGGCGCGGCAATGGGGCCGTTTGGAGCGGTTGCCGGTGCCGTTGCCGGTCTGGCCGCTGGTGCTGAGGGCGTCAAACAGAGCATTCAGCCCATCATTCAGTGCGTCGGCATGACTACCGGCGCAAGTCAAACGTTGTTGCCGACCGATGCACAGTTGACGCTGTTGTATTACCCGCCAATTGACGATTCCGGGTATCAGGGTTTGTATGGTTATCCGGTCATGCGTGTAGCGACCCCGGCAAACGGGTATTGCAAAACGCGTGGTTTCAGTTGCCAGCCAAAAGGCGCAAAGCCGGATGAAATCGCATACATCAACGCCGCTATGGATTCCGGTGTATTCATTGAGTAAAGGAGTGATGATAAATGTATCAGTGTTACGATGGGCACTACGATTGCACCCCGATGCCGTGCGGCACGTTTGACCGCACGTTTTCCACTGACGCGCTGACCTATTGGGAGCGTTCTTTCTTCCAGCGCATGCGCGGCATGTTTGAGTTTACCGGACTTCCGGAAGCCGGAGAAGGTCAAATCGCTTGGGACTATGATGCCTTTTTGTATCAGCTGTTTCGGATGGGCTATGCAGTTGTTTTCCAGTCTCGCAAATATGGCGTTGTTGTCCAACCCGGCGTGCCGACCGGTTACGGCCTGCAATTCCAGCCGCGCGGCATGCAGATTTCCACGCCGTTTTTCAACTTCCCCCGTCCTCTGGAAATTGGCCGGGAATGCGGCGTTATCAAACTGACCCCGGACTATCGCGGCGCGTGGGATATCATCTTAAAATACGCACGAGAAATGCAACTGGCAGAGGTTGCAATCCGTCAATCTGCTTTGAACGCGCGGTTTGCGTATGGCGCGTTCGCCAAAGACGATAAACAAAAACGGTCCTTGGAAATGCTGTTTCACAAACTGGCAAACGGCGAACCCGGTATCATTGTCAACGCTGACCTTAAAAAGTCCATTGGCGCGGGGAGCAAAGATGAATCCTATGAACTGCCCATCATGCAGTTCGACCGCGATTTATCCAAGAATTTTATTCTGCCCGATTTGATGGAGTACCGGCGCAACATCCTTTGTGACTTTTACCGTGAATTGGGCGTGTCTGTCCAGCCCAACAAAAAAGAACGCATGGTGGTGCAGGAAAGCAAGGCCGCAGACGCGGAAACGTTCAACCGTCGGGAAGTGTGGCGTATCACATTAGAAAAATCCTTGGATATCGTGAACAAAATGTACGGAACCAACATCAACTTTAAAATCGTGGAACCTGACCTTTCGGAAATTGACGAAAGTTCCACATGGAACAATGAGGGGGTGAAGAACAATGCTGGTGAATGAACTTGTATCGTCCTGCAATTTGGAAGCCTTGTTAATGGTTGACCGGGACCTTTTTGCAAATATGGTGGTTCCGGACGGCATCGAAAAGGCGGGGGTTATTGCCGCCATTCGACGTGCACACGGTCTGTCCCCGCTGTATCATCCCGACCCGTTTTGGATGAAGCAGGAACTTTATTGGTGGAGCCGGGAAAATTTGCCCATCTGGAAAAAGCTGTTTGCTACTACTCAGTTGGACTATAATCCCATTTGGAACACGGATATGTCTGAACGCACCCGCGATACGACCGAAACGACCCGGGACACATCCGAACAGACCACCCAGCATTCGCAGGGCGGTGCACATGACCAGAAACAGAGTGCAGATGACCGGCACACTATGGAAACGACGGGCAATCTGTACCACGAAAACACCAAGGGTGACGGGTTTACCACCGATAACACCGCAGGGCATGGCGAAACGACCGCCGATGAAACCCGGAACACGGTTGGCAGTCTGAACCGGCTGACCACTGGAACCCGGAACACGGAACATGATGAAACCATGACCGATAAAATCAGCACCACCAAAGACGGCACAAGCAAAGTTATCAACGACGTATCAGCCGAAAACGAAGCGGAATACCAGCCCTATGACCAGACTAACACCACCACTCATGAAGAGGGAACCAGTGATGAGACCCGGAAAACGAACTGGACAGAAAAGGAAGATACGACCGGGACCCAGACCGACGGCACCACGGAAGATATGACCGACAAGCAGGCCACCACGTCGGACACGATTGGTAGAGCACACGGCACTTACGGCGATACCGGCAGTACCGACGGGCACGGGCACACGGAACGGCAGAACGGTGAACGGGGAACCGCTCAGGAAACGGCAGTTAACGCACACGATGAACACGCCCACGGTATGACCACAGGCAAGGTCACCGAAACCGTTGTGTCAACCCACGAATATACCAAGGGCGGCAACATCGGCGTCACAACCACGCAACAGATGATTGAAGCAGAACGCGAAAGCGTGCTTTTTAACATCTATCAGGTCATCGCAGATTCTTTCCACCGCACATTTTGTCTTGACGTTTACTGATAGGGGTGATACAATATGTATACAGAGATTTTGTGTGCGGTCATTTCGGGGGCGGTCACACTGGTAGGCGTGCTGATTGCGAACAGTAGGTCCCAAGCGGTGACGGAAACGCGGCTGGACGAACTGACCCGGGAAGTCCGCGAACACAACAACTTTGCCCAGCGCGTGCCCGTGCTGGAAGAGAAAATCAACGTCGCAAATCACAGAATTTCCGACTTAGAAGAAAGGAGCAAAAACCATGAAACTTCCTATTAAGCCTGAGACTATCGCAAGAACTTTTGTGCTGGTGCTGGCCCTCATCAACCAGTGTCTGAGTGCGGCGGGGAAGTCCCCGCTTCCCATCGACAACGAAACTTTGGAACAGTTCATCACAGCTGGCATTACCACCGCCGCCGCCCTGTGGGCGTGGTGGGAAAACAACAGCTTCACCCAGAACGCCCTGCAGGCCGACGAACTGCTGGCAAGCCTGAACCACAAAAACAAGTGAGGTGCTATCCATGGACTACCCGTTTTGCGCAAATCCGGGGTACACCCCCGGCGACCCCGCAATGTACGATTTGCGGTGGATGGTTGCTCAAATCCAGAGCTTGACCACCCTTGTGCAGGGTATCGCACGCGGACAGGAAGCGCAGGGCGGCAACATTACCGCCCTGAACACAGCTCTGTCTGACCTGACCAAAGCGCAGGAGTGCATCAACAGGCGTCTGGACGCAGGCGACTTTGAGAACGAAAACTTTATTGAGTGGGCAGACAAAAATCTGCCTGCCATGGTAAACGAAATGGTGCATTTTGTCTGGTTTGGCCTGACCCCTGACGGCCATTTCGCGGCATACGTTCCGCAAAATTGGCGCTGGCTTATTTTTAACACCGGCGTTGATATCACCAAACCGGACTATGGACACCTCATCATTACCTATTAAGAAAGGAGAAAGCATCATGAGTTGTTGCGACAAAGACAAACATTGCCACCCGTACCCCATCGAACCGGCACCGTTTGCCCCCGGCGGTTGTGACCCGCACCCGCCTTGCCCGCCCAGACCGCCGCGCCCCCCGTACAAGCCGGGGTGCCCGCCGTCTCAGTACATCGGTTCCCGGTATGTGCCGATTTTTGCGGACCCCATCGAATGGGACAAATCCAAGGCTTATGAAAGTCTTACCATTGTCATCCATGAGGGGGAGAGCTACACCAGCCGTTGCAACGTCGGCCCCGGCATTGATATTACTAATACCACCTATTGGGCAAAGACCGGTGCATACAATGCCATTCTGGAACAGTACCGGAATGAGGTTGGCGACCTGAGTTCTCAGGTGACCAGCTTTGCCAAGGACAACGCGGAATTTCGGGAGAAAATCGACGGTTACGACAAGGACAACGCCGCCATGAAAGAAACCGTTTCCAGCTACACGGAAAAGGTGGACAAACTGACGGAGCGCGTCACCGCTGATGAAGCCGATATCGACGCCATGAAAGAAACCGTTTCCAGCTACACGGAAAAGGTGGACAAACTGACGGAGCGCGTCACCGCTGATGAAGCCGATATCGACGCCGTGCAGGCGACGACCGCCCAGCACACCAAAGACATTGCAGACCTGAAAGCAAAGGACGCCGACCTGCAACAGCAGATTTCCGCGAACGACACCGACATTGCCAACATCAACGACCACCAGACCGAACAGGATTCCCGGCTGGATAGCATCGAAGCGGTCAACGCCAAACAGGAAACCGCAATCGCAAAAAATGCGTCGGATATCGCCGCAGAGGTGAGCCGCGCAAGCGCGGCAGAGGTTGCAAACGGCAAACTGATTGCGCGGAACGCTGAGGAACTGGCAAAACATGCTACACAGCTGACCGACCACGAAAAGCGCATTACCGCGCTGGAAACGGATAACGTTACTAACAAGGCCGACATCCGGGACAACGCGGCGAAAAACACGGCACAGGATGCTGAAATTGAACAGGTGCGGGACCTTGCAAATCATAAGGTGGACCAGAGCGTGTTTGACGCCGCCGATAAACTGAACGTAAAGTACGCTGACGGCTCCCGTCGGCTCATTACTGCCGCCAGCCTTTTCCGCGATTCCATCACTACCCGCGAACAGCTGAACCGTTCTTGTGTACTTGGCGGCGACCCTAACAACGTTGGCGACACTGTCTACGGTTCACTGAGTTTGGCCGCTCTGGCATTAAAGTCTGAGGTTGACACGGCACAGAGCACGGCAGACATGGCAGACGGTAAGGCCGACGCAAACACCGCCGTTATTGGCAACTGGAACACGGACCACCCCAACAATACGGTGAGTGAGTGTGTCAAGAGCGCGGAAAATAGTATTGAGGAAATCAACGCGGAAATTAAGAAAAAGGTTCCTTATACCGTTTTCCCGTACCGAACACGACTGAGAAGCGTTAAGAACATTGATACCATGTTCACCGTAGATGTTGCCGGTACTCTGTCCAATACCGACATTCTTATTCCTCTGGAAAAAAGCGTATATTTGCCCCCCGACCTGCCCTATAAGGATGCAAAAAATTGGGTGGGCAACTATGAGGTTCGCTTTGTCGGTATCAAGATAAATCCTGAGACGCATGAAATCACCGATGCCGATTATCTTGGCTTGCCCCAAAACTTTACTGTCCGACGCCCCGACGACACCGCAGATAGCAAATTTGAGTCTTCTGTAAGCGCACGACTTGTGTCTGACAATATGGTCATGCTTAGTGGCTGTAGTATCACCCCCGGTTACGGGGATATGGTATTCATCAACGCAACAAAAAACATGCCTGCACAGGTTAGGTGGAACGGTGACATTGAGATTGTTCTTAAGGGAGCACCCGGACCCGAATAACTGCATATAACCAAGCGCCCCCGCTCATAGAGCGGGGGCGCTTTCTTGTTCCATGTGGAACATTATTCTATCATAATAAAACCTATTACCATAAAATCAACACCAATCGCGGCAATGCCCATAATCACGCAATCGAATATGCCCCATTGAGTAAACACGGCACTGCAAAAAGAATTTCCACGCTTAAAAGTGTAATCAATATACCAATCAGGATTAACACATCGCACAATTTCATGCTATCACCCCATCTTTGTTTCTTCAAAATCGACCTTTTGCCCGCCGACTTCATAACGGCGCGGCTCCATCACAATCCAAGACGCGGATTCCGTTGGTTTGGCAAAATCGGTGCGGCGCTTGATTGGGCTGTCGTGGTATGTGAGCATCTGGCCGCCTGCATCAACCACCACAAGAAAATCATTCAAGTTGTTAATATTATCTTTAAGTGCGGCAACACCTTCCTTTTTTCCAACGCCTGCAATTGTGCTTTCAAGTGCGCCGTCACAAGTACGGGCGGCATAGCACTTTGCGTGAAGAAACCTGAATTCTTTATAGCCGTATTCTGCATTCGGGTGTTCATCCTCAGCAATACCAATATAAATCTTTTTACCGTCTTTGCGTTCAACAACAACTTTACGGGCAACACACTGTTGGATGATTTCGCGGTTGTATGCGTCCACGCCTGCAACCTTGGGGCCTTGGAACTTGCAACTATCGGTGTCCCAATAAATGACGTTGTCCCAACCTACAATTTTTAGCAGTTGCCAGAGCTTGAGACGGGTCAAACTGGCTGTCCACAACCCCCACAAAAAGGGGAACTTGCTTTCTTGGCTTTTGGCGACGTCATCCGGTGTTTTGCTGTCCAGATTGGTTTCCCAGTCGGTGCGGGTAAACTCGATTGTGTCTGCAATGTTTGCGGCATATTCATCACGCACCGTCTTTTGGGCGCACGCGCCAAAAATGGTATTGACACAGATTTTTGAAAACATGTAATCCGGAGTGCCTTTCATGGTTTCTTTCACCCGGAATTTTTCGTAAATCGCTTTTCGGAAACTGTCTGGCAGATAGGCCAGCCGGAAGCACACACTTTTCATAGCAACCATATTATCAAATGTGTATGCTTCCCTAATTCGTTGCCAGTCGTTACTATCACAGTAAAGGTAACATCCATCCGCGCCAAGCAAACGCCCATTGTCTACACCCCGTTCACCCTCAATCGCGGCGCATTTGCTAACGCTGATAACGGGGTCGGGGCATTCGGGCCTAATATCCGGATTGACAAGCAAAATCTTTGCGACCCATCCAAAACCGTTTTCTATCAGATTTTCCATATCTTCCATCGGGGTCTCGTCTGGCAAGTCAATAATGTGCCCCGCTGGAAATTTCCACAGCAACTGTTGCGACGGGTGAGCGCTTTTAAAGTCGTAGCTGTTACAATTGGTGTACGTCTGTCCGGCACGCCACCGCGTGCCGTGCGTGTCACCGCCTGCCATTGCTTTATAACATAACTTCATCTGCTTTGCGTTCATCTTCAACGCGTCCATGCGGCGGCGGCAGTTTTGGTCATGCGAAATTTCGCCATTGACGGCCTGAATCACCATGCCTGTATTAGTCAAAGGAATTGATGCCGCGTTATAATTGCGCTCACTTTTCATTCGTTCGATTGCTTCCCACAATCCCAACACGTCATTCACACAGTATGCAAATTCAGTGTCGTCTAGTGGCGTGTCGGGGGTACGATACACGCTATAATCCAAGTCACCCTTTAATTTGGCGTGTAAGCATCCCTCAGTTGCACGGGCAAGCGATTTTTGGAAAAGTTTCAAGCTGTCCCGGAATTCAATTCCGTTGTCAAATTCCAAATACAACGGTTTCCGGCTTTTGGTGTACAAGGCTTTGCAATCGCCCCAGCGGTTGCACAACATTTGAATTAAATAGGTATATTCATAACCCAGATTGTGAACATATACAACCAGCCGTTTTTTCTCACTAACGTGCCACTTATCTGCAATCATTTCCATAATTTGTGCCCAGTCCTCAAAGTATCGCGGGACAACGACCGCGCCACCGATACAGGTTTGAAAACTGTAAGCGAACCCGTCCGCGTCGCTGTTCGTCGTCTCAATATCAAACGTGCAAGTTATATCAAGATACTTTTTACCAAAATATTTACGCTCACCACTCTTTAATTTCTTGCGTCCTTTTGTAACTGCTTTGGGACGCTTGAGCATTGGCAAAAACTCTTGTAAAGTTTCGGCAATGTATGTATCTTGACTATACCGCATTAGAGAGCGCCTTTCTTCCTACCGTGTTTCCGGAGAGATGCCAAGAGGGCCGCGCCCTCTTTTCGGTCATCTTCCACCATTTGACCAAACTGCTGTGACCGCGTGCGTTGTTGTCGGATTTCATCAAGTGAACCATCAGCGGCGCGGCCAGAAACGATTTCTTCATAGATAATATCGGACCCCAACAGGTTTTCCCATTCTGCCGTCATGTATTTTTCAAACAGCGCCGACATGCTGGCTACATCGCCTTTAAAGCCCATTTCCATAGCGGCTTTTAATACCCGCTGTTGATACTCCCGCATACCGCCGACAGTTGACGTTGGAGCGGTCATAAAATCGCGGAGTTGATAAAATTCTTTTTGAAGCTCCTGCCGGGTAGCACTGGAAACCTTTTCACGATATCGCGGAATATCTTTTCCGGTTTGCCTAATTGCACGCTGATATGCTGATTTCGTCAATCCGGCTTTTTCCAGAGCACGCAAACGATTGTTTGCCGCCTTGGCGGCACGCTTTACGATATCGCGGAGTTCGTCGATACTGTAGGCGTTCGCCGCCCTTTCGCCTTTGGCATAATCGGCCCACGGTTTAGCGCGAAAAGGGCGGCCTTTTCCGCCCTGTTTGCGCTTTGCCTTGGCTTTCAGCTTTTCAGATTTCCGTTGTTTCGCGGCTTTCTTGTTGCTGGCCTTTTTGGGCTTCTGTATCATGCGGGATTCTTTTCCCGCTGGTTCTTCCCGGACAAGTCCGGTTTGCGTCTTGGCTTTTTTCATCGGGTGCCCTCACCTTTCTTGAAGTATTGAATCCGAATATCCCCATTTTGCAATTCGGTCATGTACGGACGGTTCCCGTTTGCCCTCAGATAGTTGTACAGATTGCGGATTCCCGCGTTGCTGTATGCCTGTTTCGTTGCGGCAATGACCTTGTAGCCGCTCAAGCGAACCTGTTCACCGTCTTTCAGCTGGCTAACGTCAACTGCCTTTTTGTTGGTCCAATCCAGTTCATACAAATGCAACATACGCATTATTCCAAATCCCCCTTGTTGTAGTAGGCAACCAATTCTTTTTCGCCTTTCTTGTGGCCCCGGTCATTACGGAGCGCTTCACGCATGAGCTTTGCGCAAGCCCCGACCGGTTCCAAATAATACTTGAATCGGTTCGTGATGTACGGTTCTTCCGGGTGCGACAACACCCGGTTTTCGACCGTATCGAAATTGGTAATACAGATGTACTTAATCATTGTTAACTCCTTTCTATTAACAACTAGTTTTAAGCTGTTCAGCCGCTTCTATCATAACACGGTCAACGTTTTCACTAGTGGCGTAATAATAATCTTCATACATTCCAACGCGGGAGCATATCTCTTTGCACATTGCCGAATCATATACTTTGCTTGCGTTGTAAATGTTCCACAGTTCTGCATTGCTCATTTCATGATATTTCATGATTGTTGTCCTTTCTCTTGAGGTGTGTTCCCTTTCACTGTCTATAGTATACACTAAAATTGTGAACTAGAAATTAACAAATCATGAACAAACCGTTAACAATTTACTTTATTTCAGTGCAGTTCACGCCGTT